GTTAGCAGGAGTCAGATAGGTAGTCTGACCAAAAATCTGCGTGACGTTAACGATATTGGGGTTTGCCATTTATATACTCCTTAGAATCCGAAGATCATGCTCATAGCGATTGCCTTACCTGTGGTAATGCCGCCTGCTGCCGGGGTCTGCCACGATGCTACAGTACCGTTGGATGTCAGCACAGTACCGTTGGAACCGATAGTTGCCAAGCCTGTGCCGCCGCTTGCGATGCCTAGCGGGTTTGTCAGCGCCAACGATACAAGCTGCGTGATGACGTCTGCCACGTTCGAGCCGTCGTTGTATACCAGCATCGACTTACCAGCAGGAACCGTAACCGTCGTACCCGTCGGGCTGGCATTACTGCCATTCGAGATGACCACCGAGTTCGACAGGCCGTTCGTGACAATGTACTGCTTCTCTATCGCCGGGATGAACAGCGTCTGCTGATTTGTGATTGTGCCTACCAGATTAAGCCGCAGGTTACGAGCGGTCTGTGTCGCGTTCGTGTCTGTCAGTGCAATCGCCGTGTTCGAGCTTGCAAACGTGACGTTGGCAGAGCCGGTAATAGCCTCCTCGATAGCCGTGCCAAGGTTGACGTTGGTCGTAGCGCCCCACGTACCAGCTTGGTCGCCAGTTCCAATCAACTCGATTTTTAGCGAGGAATATGTACTAGCCATAATTCTTCCTTACATAATGGTATTTATGATCTGCCAACTTACGTTCTGACTATCATCAACAAACTCCCACAAGAACCTGCGGGATACCCTGTCTGTTGCGGTCACTGACTCAGATATCGTGACCCTGATCGTGCCTGTAATTCCTAACTCTTCTGCCGCCGCTATCGCCTCGTCCACCGATGACTGGAACACACCCAGCGAGGACACCAGCTCTGCCGCAGTAATAGCCTCTTCTATAGCATTTTGCAATACCACTTGGCCGCTCATCGACACACTGGCATTCGCGCTTTCAGCCACAAACGCCGGCACACCAAACGCGCTCGTGATGGAATCGTTGCCAGTTACAGTCTCCGACACTATCGCTGCATACGACGGAGCGCCTGCCACTGTTTCACTCACGGCAGCAGACTCGCTGACGTTGGCCGGGAACTGCGGTGTCGCATTCACAGTCTCGCTTGCCGTCGCCGACTCTGCTATCGACGTGCCAAGTATTACATTCGTGCTGACAGTCTCAGAGCCAACCACCGACTCGTTGATCCTGCCATTGATGATAAAGAGCGAAGAAACCGTCTCACTTACCGCCGCAGACTCTGCCGTTGTGGCTACAAGTATCTGCGCCGCTGCTACCGTCTCCGACCCAACCACTGATTCCAGTATCGAGTTCGGGATAATCTTCTCGCCCGCTACCGTGTCGCTGGCAACTACAGACTCGGCAACAGAAGCCTGGATTGCTGGATTCTCGTTGAAGATGACCTGATCAGATGCACTGACCAAACCACCATCACCTAGTCCCCAACCGTCACTGCCCCATGCACCATTGCCCCAGCCGGCATTAGAGACAAGCGGGTAGTAGACTGAACAGCCCCACCCTGCTTCGCCCCATGTGCCGCTGCTGTAGCCGCCATCGACAATAGCCACTCATTACTCCGCAGCTACGATCTGATCTGCCGTGAACCAACGCTCTGCCGGCGTACCGTCAGTGTTTGCCCATTCCACCAGATAGTAGATCGTGCCGTCGTCGTCCATACGCATCTTGATGATCGGGCCTTGCGGGATCACTGCGTTGACCTTGACGATATCGCCTTTCTTGAAGCTCATGGTTATCTCCTATCAGGATGCGTCAAGGTTGAACGAGTACGTGATGTTCAACACGTCACCGCTCACAACCGTACGATCACCCGGCGACTGGAAGTCTGACACCGAGAATAGCGTGCCAGATGTGCCTGTAGCTACGTTGGCCACGAATGCGCCTGCGATAGTCGCGTTGGCGTTCATGGTGAACGATGCTGCCGAGGATGCGTTGTTAATGTTCGAAGGATCTGCCAGCGTAGCAGCGCCGAAGCTCAGAGCCTTGCGGTTGCCGCTGTAGCTGCTGTTCTCATCCCAACCTGCGTGCGATGCCAAGGTATCGCCACCAGAGAACGTGGTCGATGCCGATGTGCCGTTGACCAAGCCAATGTACCAAGCTGCCGTGTACGAGCTGCCGGTAAAGTACTTGTTGTTCATGTCTTGCAGACCGACGTTGACAACGAGATTCGAGCAGATGTCTACCCACTTCTCCTTACCCTCGCTGTCGTAGCAAGTTACGGTGAAAACACCGCCAGCAGACATGCCCTCGTCGAAACCAACTTTACGAGCAACAGAGCCGTTGACGGTATCGTTTGCTTTGGATTTTTCCATAGTCATGATGACTCCTCAGTTAATACGAATCAGCGCACTTGACGCTGTGTCAGGTGGCAGAGTTACAGTGAAGGTGTTGTTACCAGACTGCGTTTTGTCGGAGCCAAAATCTAAGGTGGCTATCGACGCATTGCTTCTGGTGTTGTTGTAAATCAACGCACCCCGCGCTGTAAACTGTGCCGGATTCCAAACGACATTGTCAAAACTAACATATACAATACCGTTGCTCGTCGAGTTGATGGTTACATTCGCCAGAGTTTTTCCACCTGCCGAGTAACCAGTACCCGATATTTCATTTGTCGTCGTGTACGAATCTGTGTTTTCGTTCAGATCAGCGTACCCGTTGTACAAAGCCATCTTCAACGTGTCTGACGCAATGTTCTGGCGGCCATTCAAAATGTCCACCTTGAAGCTGGTAGTCAGACCCTGGTAAATCGTCATGTGACCCTCACCCTAGTCTGACCACTACGGTATGCGTCTTGACGCTCAAGTCCATCACCCAGACGCTTGAGTTGTCCCATAGCCTCGTTGTACTTTGCTTCCACGTTGGCAATCACATCTTGCTCACCCTTCATGAACAAGTATGCCTCACGCAGTGCGCCGTACAGCAGCACCGGATCATAGTTGTCGCCCAACCACGTACGACCATCTGCCGCTGTCGTGATTGATTCTGGGTAGTAGTAGTAGTGCAGTTCTGCGTAATAAGCAGCATCCGGCGTTGGGCCGAGGATAAACGTCAGCTCATCGCTAACCACACTGTTGGATACCGTCGGGCCGAAGATCGCGTAGTACAGCGGCAGCCCAGTATCTGCTGGCGTGGGATACGCTTCACGGATGTAGTTCACATCTTTGTTCAGCAGGTAGTGGTACACCTCGTTGGCTGTGCCGTAGTTCTCGATAACTGCCAGCGAGTACACCGACAAGAAGTCTCCGGGCGCAGCAAGATACTTGTTGTTGGCAGACAAGATACCAGTCTTGTTGGCGCGCAAAGCCGGCACCTGAACCGTGTTGTACACACGGGTCTCAGTCTGGCGCAGGAAGACAGGGATATTTTCTACGAACGTCTGCTCGTAGTTCTCCGTGTATTCCGTTATTGCAGCAACAAGCTCGGTATAAGTCATGCCATCGGGCCTCTAGCCATCACACCCTTGGTCGCAGCACCAGTGCCACGGATCTTGATACCCGTAGTCTTGGTGTCCTCACGGCCAGGGTCGCCGGCAGACACACGCTGCACAGCCGTCGTCGGGCCGAGCTTGTCCACCGCGATGTTGTTCGGGTCAGCCATCTTCTTGCCGTTGGGCTTGACCGGTTTGGGCGTACCCATGTTCTTTATAGCCATGACAACCCCTTAACCTTGGTTCTTGATGCGAGCCATATTCCGACCGTATTTTTTCAGATCGGAGGTAGTTACGCCACCCTTTTTCATACCTTTGTGCATACGCTTCTCATGAGCCTTGACCTCCTGAGACGCAATCTTTTTGACCTCTTTACGTTCCATTTCTCACTCCTAGTTTATGGTCACGTTTGCGACCGTAGTCTGCGCCACCAAGTTGTTGGGTGTCAGCCCAGCATCATTTGACCTAGATCCTCCAACCGGATACCAGCCCCACTGGAAGATCCTGCTACCGCCGCCTGGGAAGCCATCCTGCAACGGCAACGTCCCAGAGTTGTAGTCCGTCTGCAACCC